TCTGCGCCCGCATCAAGGAGCAGGCTGATCTGGTTCTCATTGTCAGCCTTATTCTCATTGATGAAGCTTCGGGCATATCCCCATGTTTTCATAACAACCTCCATATTCCAGAAAAGGCCCTGAGGCAAACCGATGTAAGGCAGCCCCAGGGCCTGTCGTGCGTCAGACTCTCGTCCAGTAATTCAGAACCGTCATGCCGGTACAATCCCAGATGTCATTGCACTTACCGTCGATGATGCATGTCAGGTGATTAGCAACACTGACAACCATCGTGGCATTGCGATGCTTCCGGCACCATTCGGCTACGGTATACTTGGTACCATCATCCTTGCGGGGCTGCATGTGCTTCAGCCAACCCTGTTCCCCAAGGTACTTCTCGTAGCAGTCCCGGTAAGCCAGTTCTGATTTTACCCGCAGGCCGACCTGGAACAGCCCGGTCAGGGTATCTTCCCAGCTGTCGCCTGAGGCACGGGCTATGGCTCGGATCACGCAGTCGCCGGTGCGTCGCCCCTTGGGATTCTCGTTGTGAAAATGAAAGGTTGCAGTCTCAGGGGGAATCTTCCGGATCATATGCTCACTCCTTGTCCATCGGTTCGAACGTCGCGCCTTCATAATCACCATCTTCATCGTAGTGATTGATCATGTACCAGCCGGGCTTGCTTTCCGTGCGGATAGTAAAGCCCCTGCCGACGTCGCGTCCGATGATCGCGGGCTTGCCGTCAACATCCGCAGTGTACAGGCCACTCTCCAGCTTCAGGATCTCCTTAATGGTCATCATGGCAAAATGCCTCCTTTCCTTTGGGTAGTGGCATATTCGCTCTACTCTGCGGAATAGTCAAGTTATTTATGAACGTCGTTTTCCCGAAAACTTTCAGGTCGGTTGATGTAATAGAGAACCAGCATCTCAACTACATCGGAGACAATGTGATCAATAATTGCGTCTGAAGACAGCTTGTCGAAATCGGGAATATCGCGCAGACAGCGTGCACCTCTCAGAAGGCACAGTACGCAGTACTGTTCAACTGAGCAGTTGATCTGACTCAGAGAAGCCTGCGCGGCTTTATATAGCCCCGTATCGATCTCAAACTTGACAGTTGTGTATTCCTTATTGCTCATACCTGTTGGCACCTCCGTATTTGGGGAAGAAATCGCTCAGCCATTCAAAGCATTCATCATTATTGGGAAAGCTCTTCCATTGTTCATCGGTAAACGCCTTTAGCATGATATTGACGGTGCACAGTGCCCGTATCCATTCATCGCTGCAGCATAGTTTCCCCATCATCTCCAAAGCATCGAGGATAAACATTTTGTTGACAGGCACATCCGGCAAAGACAACAGTCTGTTCTGCCTGTACTGGTATTCGGAGAACTGCTCATCTTCCATAGCTATACTGGACACATCGTCCCAAGCATACACTCTGCACATGATCAGAGCCCCTTGATCGTCGGAAGCATTTATGTACATGGATGCCTTATCCTGGCCTGCGATGATGTAATAACTATCATCTTTTGCTACCACATCAATCGGATGCTCTTCCGAATAACTCCTGATACATTCAGCAAGATCATCATTGCGATTCTGCCCGGGTGTTGCATATGGGGATACACCAGTGAGTTTATTAACCGGCAGCCATGTCAGACGATACTTATTCCATTTCATGCTCATCATTCTCCCTGTTATCTGCGTCCACAGAATAAAACTCGTGCATATCATCCAGGCGCAGGCATGCAAGCCGTCCATAATCTTCATATGCACAGCCACAATCGATACCAATGACTAATATGCCGTGGTATATACGCAGCGGAAAGTCAACCTGGTAGTGATACGTCGGTGTGTGACCGAAGATCACTGTCTGCTTATATGGAAGCGATGGATACCGATCGATGCGGGTCCACACGGAAGCAGCAACAGCATCATCGATTTTCTGCTTGTACCCCAGTGGTGCTCCGTGTACGAGCAGATAATCCGTATCATTACAGCGTATTTCGATATTGACAGGTAGCTGTTGGATGATTTCAATCACCTCAGCGCGTTGTTCTTTCGAGTAACGCTTCCAGGCATCATGTGTGACCCTACCGCCATTGTGGTACCACAAGCGAAGTGCCGCATCATTCTTCTGCTGGGCACTCAACGCCTGAAGCATCATGTGTTCGTGATTTCCCAGCAACACCGTTGCATTGGGCATATAATACAATTCCTTCAGTATTTCCAGACCGTCTGGATGCCTGTCAATACAGTCACCCAAAACATACAGATGATCGTCCGGCTGAAGGTTAATCTGACTCATGATACTTCCATATCGTGTTCTGAATCCGTGAATATCGGACATCACATAAATCACGGTTTTACCTCCAATTCTTCATCGGAAGCACCGTATTCGGCATCATCCTTAGGCCAGTACGACAGGCGAATCTCGCTTAAGCGGAAATATTCAAGGTAACTCATATCGCTGATATCCTCGCTGACAGCAGCAATACCAAGCATAACATCACCATCGGGCAGAGGAATTACTTCACGAACCATACCGGTGTTGATGTAGGTACTTTCAAAGAAGGATTGATCACTGTACTTTTTATCGGTCTCCCGTGGTGTAAACATCCGTCTGTAGACCGAATAACGGAATATTCGATTCGGATTATTCGTGAAAAAATCCACGATTCCATTGTAAGAGAGCACTGCACTAAATGGTGTTTTTTTGCTGTTCATCCTCTTCCTCCAGAAGTGTGCGCAGAGTTCGCCGCAGTCTGGCATTATCATGTGCCAGAGCGGCATTTTCCTTAAAGAGATCTTTTATAGCGATGATGATAGAATTGGCAAACAGTTCAGGATTCGTTTCCAGTTTTCTCATGAAGAGCAACGGAATTTGCTGAATGATTTCCTCTTTAGTCGGAGCTCCGGGAATCTGAGGAAAAGGCTCACCAAACAGTGTAGATACAGACTCTGTGGATTCCTGTTCAGAAGGCAACTCTTCTACAGCAGCTGCGGTGCCAACCGGCTCATCAACAGTTTCAACCTGTACTTCCTGACTAACCCCTGCAAACTGTTTCTTCCATCTGTACAGAGTATTGGTTGGAATTCCGAGGGCATCACGGGTCTTGTGTGGTCCCTGAGTCAAGAGCATCTGTACAGCATTCTTTTTCTGTTCTTCGGTATACGTAATCTTCATTGGCATTCCTTTCTTCAACAGAGAGTGCTTTGATAAGCCTCTCATACGTCTCAATCGACATGATTGCCGCTTCGCGCTTCCCACGTCTGGTGAATATGACCACGTTTCCCAGAACATCGATGTAGTCATATACAGCACGGGGTTTTCGTTTGAATGCGGTCACCGATACTTCCTTTTCGACTAATGCGATCGCTTCCATACCAGCCTCCCGATCAGCCATCACCGAAGATGTCGTTGAAAAACTCTGTCAGCACGGCTTCTCCGTTGAAAGCCCTGATATCCGCCTCAGCTTCTTCCCAGGTATCAAATATCTTCTCTGTTTCATATAGCCGGTTGTAGGTATATGGATCAGAATATTCTATGATAGCCGGAAATCCCCATGATGTGCCGTTATACAGTATTGGCTCTCCATCTGGTTCGGTATCGTAGCGCAAGTTGGTCAGTCTAGCTCGAATACATCGATAATACCGATTAGCATACTTTAGCCAGGCATGGATGCTCTCCATCTTCGTACCGCTCATGTAATGTGGCCAGCCATGTATGTTCAGATGTTCAATCTGAAAGCATTCAGTATGAAAGGAGCGCGTAGCAAGTACCGGTACTTCAGTCATATGCACTTCACGCAGATCGCTCTTGTCATCCATATTGTAGGCAGTGAAGAATGCGGAAAGATCGTCCAGCGTACCAAAGTAGCTCTTGTTAACCGTCACGAATGCAGGCTTTGCATAGTCTGGCAGCCCCACTCGATAGAAACTCCCAGTAGGCTCGATCAGCGATTGCGTCATCAGGTCGCGGATTGCTGAATTAGCGATCTCCTGTACTGCCCTTACAGGATGTTCGTCGGATGATGCAATTACCCGCTCTGCGAACACAGCTACGGCTTGTTCAGGCGTAACGCCCAGTCCCGCCAGAGAAACTTTCATAGAATCATACGTTCCTGGCGGTAAAGACACCTCAAGCCAGTCGGGCTGATTCTTCAGCATCTCATTCCATCGTTCAAACAAAGACATCCCTCCAATATTCTGTATTGAATCTGCAAGGTACTGATACCCCTCGTTTATGGTGCTTCCTCAACATTTGGGGTATGATATACCTGCGCGCCCTAGAGGGTTTCACTCAGATAGTCTTTCATGATTGAACAGAGCCTTGCCAGAAATACCCGTTCTGGCTCAGAGCTTTCAGCAAGGAGAAAGTCCAGCTGATTATGGGCACTGGGTGTCTTCGCCAAAAGAAATCCATCCAGCAGCTCATCCATGGTACACTCCAGAGCATTGCATATTTCAATCATCTTCTCCAGTGAGGGTACCCTCTTGGCGCGTTCTACGTTGCTTACGAAAACAACCGACAGGTTGGCAACTTCTGCTAAATGTTCCTGCGTCATGTTGCGCTTGTTGCGTTGCTTCTTGATCCTCATGGCCAGGACTCGGGCATCAAAATTCATTGGTATGTACCTCCATTATTTTGCTGTGTCATGAAGTATTTTAGATGACATCTAAAATATATTATTCCTTGCAAACAAGGGTTCATATAAAATACTTAATGATGACATCGAGTATATTTCATGAAACATGGGAGGAGTTATGGAACAGGTAATCAAAGCTATCGGGGAGCGTGTGCGCAAAGCCAGAATGGCGAAGAATATGTCGCAGGCACAGCTCGCCGAAGCCCTCAATATATCTCCTTCTCATATGAGCAATATTGAGATGGGAAAGCATGCGATGAACGTTGCAACGCTGTATCAGCTGTGCGAACTTCTCGACGTGTCTGCAGATTGGATAGTGCGCAGCGGATCACGTGAAGGCCGTGAGTACACAGTAGATGAACTCCGTCAGATCATCAATGATTGCACTCCTGCCGAAGCTGAAGCACTTTTGAGTGTGTTCCAGTTTGCGAAGGACAAGTTCCGCAGTGTCGTTCAGAGTGGGAAGAGCGACAGCTAAAAAATAACACATAAATGCGACAATGAACATAAACAAGGAGTATCAGAACAGACGACTTCTGATGCTCCTTGTTTATGTTCTTTTGTTATATTTTTCTGTATAATGCGGGCAACGCATCCTGAGGAGGAGATATGCCATGAATGAGAATGAGAAAGCGGTAACAACAGCCGAAGAGCGTAAAGCAAAAATACGCCAACGCTATAAGGGTATCAGCCGTGATGAACTGGAAGTAATTCCGGCAATTCAGCCCGCAAGTTTCTATGAAGATACATCACTGAAAAGAGTTGCGGTATACGCTCGTGTTTCGACCGGAGATCCAAATCAGACATCATCGTATGAGCTTCAGAGAAACCATTACGAGGACATGGTATCCAATCACGTAGGCTGGGAGCTCGTTCACATCTACGCTGATGAAGGAATCTCAGGTACTTCTCTTCACAACCGAACTGAGTTTAATAAAATGATCGCGGACTGCGAAGCCGGTAAGATTGATCTGATCGTTACCAAGAGCGTATCACGCTTCGCCCGAAATGTCCTGGACTGTATCGGTAAAGTGCGCGAACTACGCGCTCTTCCCAAGCCGGTAGGTGTCTTTTTTGAAACTGAGAACATATATACACTCAACAATAACAGTGAAATGAGTCTGTCGTTCATATCGACGCTTGCACAGGAAGAGTCGCATACGAAAAGCGAGATCATGAACGCTTCGATTGATATGAGATTTCGGCGAGGCATCTTTCTGACTCCCGAGCTACTGGGATATGACAAAGATGATGATGGGAATCTTGTTATCAACCAGGAAGAAGCCATTACTGTGCGCCTCATATTCTTCATGTTTCTCTACGGATACGGATGTGCTCAGATCGCCGAGACACTTGAAAACCTGGGCAGGCTGACCAAGCTGGGTAACTCAAAATGGAATGCTGGAACACTGATGTATATTCTTCAGAACGAGCGCTACTGTGGTGACATACTTGCCCGAAAGACCTATACTCCCAATTATCTGGATCATCGTTCAAAAAAGAATCGTCAGAACCGGGCACAGGTCTACCAAAAGGATCATCACGATCCGATCATCAGTCGTGATGATTTCCTCGCCGTCCAGAGAATCATAAAGAATGCGAAGTACGGCCATAAGGGTCTGCTTCCTTATTTGCATGTTGTTGAAACAGGTGCCTTGAAAGGGTTTGTCGAGATCAATCCGCGCTGGGCGGGATTTACGACAGATGACTACTACGCTGCAGTTGCTGAAATCCTGACAGATGAAGAGTCGAATGTCTTTGGTTATCAGGATAAAGAGGTTCAGGCTGGAGACTTTGATCTGCGCGGATACGAGATTGCTCGTGTACAGTTCTTCCAGAGTACCGGCGATTTATCCGTAACCTTCTCCATATCAGACCTGCAATTCTCAAAAGCATGTATACGCAAGTTGAATAGCCCTGTCACAATCGAACTGCTCTTTGATCCAATCAATCATCTGCTTGCAGTCAGACCGATTGTCAAGGACGACCGTCATGCAATTCCGTGGGCGACAATCTATTCAAGTGGTTCTCACGCCCGCAAGATCAATGGTACAGCTTTCCTTCCGGTCATGTACGAAATACTGGGATGGAAACCGGAGAACAAATACCGGATACGCGGCATTCGTCGCCAGCGTGGTGAAGAAACCATTCTGATGTTCGATCTGCACGAAACCGAGGTTTTTATCCCTCTTTCTAAAGATGAAACGACCGGAGAGATCATCCGTCAGCCATTCGACCTGTTTGATGATGATACGACGCCGATCACCTCAAGGGGAAAAAGGTCAGTGGTCGCTTACCCCGAGGCCTGGGCTAACGGGTTTGGATCAGATGCCTATCAACATGAGCAGGCACGCGAAGTAGCTGCAATTGACAGAGATGGCCAGTGGGATGTAAGTCAGCCGGGCAGGCCGTATCAGACTGAAAAACAGATCCAACCCAGTACTCCGGACGCCTTGGTCGAGGGCATTAACAATATTCTGAGCATCATTCAGCAGGAGGAACCGAATGAATAATACGTATGGAACAAATCCTTTTCAGGGAAAACTGCCTCCGCTTCACCCTCCGCACGTCCCGCCCACAGTGCCGACAACGGGCTTCGTACCGACCCCGGTTGAGGAAAGACCCGACCCGCCGCCCCTCGCGCCCACAGAGCCCAACGTGGCTGCGACGTTTGAAGCGCCGGTCAGGGCAGCGGACCTTACTGAATCGGAGGTTGTTGACGATCCTCATTTTACCTATGATGGATATCAGGTTGTACGTGGCGAGTACTTTTCACATATCAACGAACCTTCGATTACATTCTGCGACAACCGTTTTTCAGTCAATGCCGCGTGCTTGAAAAAATCCCCTTGTACGGAATTCGTCCAGGTGCTGGTCAATCAGGAACAGCGAAAGTTGGCGGTGCGCCCCTGTAGCGAAGATGTGAAGGACTCCTTTTCCTGGTGCACACTCAGAAGGAAACCCAAGAAGGTCATCTGCCCGCTGTTCTTTGCCAAGATTATGAGTCTGATGAATTGGAGCACGGAGCACCGATACAAAATCATTGGCAAGCTCGTTCACAGCCAGGGGCAATACCTCTTCGTTTTCGATCTGAACTCGCCGGAAATCTACACGCGTACCATGCAGATTGATGAAAACGGCAACGAAAAGCGGAAAACTGCTCGTAAGCCTACTTACCTTGAGAGCTGGAAAGACCACTTTGGCGTACCGGTCGAAGAACACGAAAAAGCGCTTCAGATTAGCATTTTTGACGGCTATGCGCTGATCGGTGTCAAGGAATCGAAACAGCAGAGTACATCAACGCGCGAGAAAAACAAGGAGGTCGCACATGATCAATCCGAAAACATCCCCATGGATACTGGTGGATCTGGTCAGGAGTCGTATTCGGATTCCTAAACATACACTCAGGGCATTGGGCAATCCTGGGTTTGTCCGTTTGCTCATCAACCCGGAAAACCGCACACTGGCTGTTGAGGTCTGCGATCACACCGAGCCGCGCAAGCACAGAATCCCAGAACACGTGATGAACAGTAAGCAGTGCTTTGAGATACGTTCTCTGTCGCTGTGCGATCAACTGTGTATGCATACGCATTGGGATAATAAACGGGCATACAAGCTGTTCGCAAAAGCCCAGGCCGGAGACCAGCTTCTGCTATATCATTTCGACGATGCCTATCAGTCGATCGGTGGTATGATTGTGATGGAACCAGACGGAAAGGAAACCTCGAATGAGTGAAAAACTGATCCGTGATCCGGAGTTTGAACGTTTTGTGCCACCGCTCACCCCTAAAGAACGCGAGCTGCTTGAGGAAAGCATACTTCGGGAGGGCTGCCGCGATGCGATTATCGTGTGGGACAATATCATTCTGGACGGCTACAACCGCTACGACATATGCACACGGCATGGACTGCCCTACAAAGTGAAGCATATGCAGATGGACAGCCGTGATGATGCTATATCTTGGATCTGTATCAATCAGATGGGCAGACGGAATATCACTGAGGAAACACGCCGCTACCTGATTGGCAAACGATACGAGGCCGAAAAGCGAATCGGCGCACGGAATGCTACTGGCAGAAACCAATACACGCCCAAAGTGGTTTTCCCGGAAATGTCGGGAAAAGCTCAATGGCAGCAACTGAGATATGGTGTCGCCGGACGAATCGGAAATGAGTATAACATGAATCATGCAACCATCGAAAAATATGGTCGGTATTCACAGGCAGTAGACAGAATAGCGGAAGTTGAGCCTCGCATAGTGCCGCATATTCTGTCAGGTGCAGTTCATATTGCGCAGGACAATATGATCGACCTGGGTAAGCTTTCCGACAGACAGATCAAAGCTGTAGCAGCATCCATTCCATATAACACGGATTACAGGTTAAGCCGGAACAATATTATAGATGCTCTGCGCAGGGATATGAATCAGACCCGACCCGCTGAGTCCGTAGAGATCCCCGAAGTATTGGTTGAGTCGGTGAAGAATATGCCTGCGTATGACCCGGATGCCGAAGTAGCATCGCTGACGCTAACCATTCCCACCTGGCGCACCTCAATCGAACGCGTCCGGTCAACTGCTGACATGCAGGCAGTATCCGGCTCGGCAAAGGCATATCTGCGCAAAGAACTGGATTCGCTCACGCACACCATAGAAGCATTACGTTCTATCATCCGGGAGGAGTAGTTATGCAAGAAGATTACAGTCAGTTTGTCCCCAATGTACGGTTCGAACAAATCCCGATTCGTATGCTGGTGTCCAACCAAGATTATCAGCGCAACCTGTCCCAGTCACATGTGAGCAGAACAGCAGATAACTTTGACTTGTACCAGATCAATCCAGTCAAGGTGAGCCGGAGAAATGGCATCAATTTTGTGTTCAATGGCCAGCATACCATTGAGATTGTCGCCCGAGTTTCCGGATCCCGTGATACCCCGGTATGGTGCATGGTTTATGATGATCTTGACTATCAAGGTGAAGCAGATATTTTTGCCAAGCAGCAGAAATTCATTAAGACGCTTTCACCCTACGAGATATTCATGGCAAACATCGAAGCAGGCAACGAAGAACAGTTGACCATCAAGTCACTTGTTGAATCCTACAGTCTCACGCTCTCCAGCTCGTACAAAGCGCCCGGGTCTATCTGTGCTATCTCGGCCCTGGAATTCATCTACAACAAGTATGGCCTGAAGGTACTGGACACAACGCTGTTTGTTGCAGTTTCTACCTGGGAGGGCGATCCGGTTTCTCTGGCAGCAAACATGCTCAAGGGAATCGCAAAGCTCATCGTTGCCTACGATTCTGCGCTGAGGCTGGATCAGTTTGTTGAACGACTCAGTCGTGTTTCGCCGAAAGAAATCACGCGCTCGGCAAAGGAGCGCCAAAACGGCTCGCTCGGATTTGCAGAAGCGATGCTGCAGGTCTATAATAAGCGCACCAAATATCCTCTGTCCTATACACGCCTGTTCAAGTCGAAATATGATACTGCATACGAAGAATCTGAACAGCTACCTGAGAACGAAGGCATCGAGGACGATCAGATGCCTGGGGACGAGGAACAGCCGAATCTTCTGTCATTTACCGGTTATGATGAGCAGGAGTTGCTTTCTGAAGAAGAATGACAAGAAGGACAATGCGCTTTGCGTCCAACCTTTATCTGACTACTCATCGCAATCCTCAAACGCGTCAATTCGAGACAGATCCTGAAGGATACCTGTTCGCCAAGGGTTTGTATCGCACAAAGATCCGTGCTGAACACTTGCCCGAATGGTATGTACAGGGCCAGATTCATCATCAGACGGGATACATATCGGCAAAAGGTGTAAAGCATCTGCTGTACAAGCCCAGCTATACAACGCCGCACCTTCATAAGGATGACTTTCTGTTTGTCTCTTATGACCTGCCCATAGAGCTGGATCAGGAAGGTGTGAATGACATCTGGTATCATGGCTATGATCAGATTCTGTATGATGGAATGATTATTCCCTTCCTGAAGGCTGCTAAGAAATACTCGAATTATAATATCAGCGCTATTATGGATGAAGTCAGAAAAAAGGAACAATGGTACAAAAAACACTACGGGAAATGAGACTATCACCCAACAAAAAAAGGCCTGCCCCCACGACATTCCATCGTAGGCGGCAGGCCCTTTTGCGCGTTGCTTATACAGTTATTTCGGATCCATTCTTGAACCGGAAACAGCATTCACCGTTCATCCGCATGATCACCTTGTCGACGGTCACCATCCACGGCTCAGGGTCAAACTCTGTCAGTATGTCGCCCGTGCGGAGCTGATCGAAAAACGTGGTAAGAACGTTCCTCTTGGCAAAGCGCTGATCGATCTTATTCTGGATCTGGGTGTGCCGCTCACTGGCCTTTTCAAAGCGCTCCGCCAGCCCTTGAAAACGCAGCTGGTATTCCTGTTGATTGAGCGCCTGCGTGGCATTTTGCTGAATTGCCTGCTCCAGAAGGTTGTGCGTGATATCCAGTTCCGCCTCGACTCCGGCAAGTTCGCGTTCAAGGTCTGTCGTATCCGTCAGCATTGCGACGATCGCCTCGCCGTCTTCAATGATGAAACGACGATCTGTCAGGAGCTGATTGTATGCGCTGATGAACCGATCACCGAGCGCGTCCTCGGTAATATGCGGCGTTTTGCATCTGATTGCGCCCTTGTACTTCTGGTTGCATCGCCATATGGTTTTGCGGTACTTATCCGTTGAATGCCAGGTTTTGCTTCCGAAGAACTCACCGCAGCATTCACAGACCAGTTTACCGGCAAAAACACTTGTTCCGCGATGATACCGACCTTCAGCTTTCCGACGGGCCAGTTCCTGTTGCACCTGATCGAACATTTCCTTGGTGACGATAGCGGGATGGCTGTTCTCGACATAGTACTGGGGAACTTCGCCTTCGTTCACTTTCATCTTCTTGGTCAGGAAATCTGTGCAAAAGGTCTTCTGCAGAAGCGCATCGCCCTTGTACTTCTCATTGGTCAGGATGCTAAGGATTGTGGTCGTTGTCCATTTGGTCTTGCCTGCAGGCGTTGGAATGTTATCCGCTTCCAGGACTTTGGTAATGCCGTGAGGGGTCTGGCCCGAAAGAAACAGCCTGTAAATACGAAGAACGATCTCAGCTTCTTCGGGGACGACTTCAGGCTCACCATTCTCACCTTTGCGGTATCCCAGGAACCGGCGATACGGCATGCTTACCTTGCCATCTGCAAAACGCTTGCGCTGACCCCAGGTCACGTTTTCCGAAATGGATCGGCTTTCTTCCTGGGCAAGGGATGACATGATGGTAATCAGCAACTCGCCCTTGGTATCCAGCGTGTAGATGTTTTCCTTTTCGAAGTAGACTTCGATGCCGCGTTCCTTGAGCTTTCTTACAGTGCTCAGCGTATCAACCGTATTTCGGGCAAAGCGCGAAACGGACTTCGTAACGATCAGGTCGATCTTTCCGTTCAGCGCATCCTCAATCATGCGTTTGAATCCATCGCGGCGCTTTGTGTTGGTACCGGTTATGCCTTCGTCGGTATACACCTCAACAAATTCCCAGCTTTCATTGCGCTGAATGTAGTCGGTGTAGTAACTGATCTGAGCGTCGTAGCTGGTCTTCTGTTCTTCACTGTCGGTCGAAACACGTGCATAGGCAGCCACTCTGCGTTTACGGGTTGTGTGGATGGGCATCGCAGTGAATCGATTTCTGGTTGCAGGAAGAACGGTTATGCGGGTTGGTGTCATTGTCTGACTCATACTGCGTACCTCCTTGCCGCTGCTTCAGCAGCCTTTC